GGGGGGGGGCCATTCTCCGTGCCGGCCGGGCGCCCCCGGCGCCCCCCACCCGCCTCTCCGAGGGTGAGGTTGTGCAGATGGTCAATGCTCATGATCCGTCGGTTGACGAAACACGATACTTCCGAGTGATTGAACGCAAGACGGCCTGTCTCTTTGAGGCCGGCGCCCGAATGGCTGCTGCCATTGCCGAGTGCAGCAAAGAGCAGGAAGAAGCCGTTGCGCAATATGCTCTGGCGCTCGGCAACGCTTTCCAGATTGCCGATGACATCCTCGACTACACGGGCGTTGCCGCCGATATTGGCAAGAACCTCGGGGCAGATCTTCGCGAAGGGAAAATGACGCTCCCGCTCATCTATACGCGTGAACTCACAACGCACGAGGGCCGAGCACTCATCGACGAGGCCGTTCGGAAAGGCGATGGCCCCTTTGACAAAATTACAAAGCTTGTAGTAGACTGCGGGGCTCTTGACCGATGCAGTCTTCGAGCGGAAGCCGAGTTAGAGAGAGGCCGTCAGGCTCTTGCAAAACTTCCCCCTTCCATTTTCAACGAAAGTCTGCTAGAATTACTGTCCTTCACTGTTAGACGTGATCGATGACGTCAAATCGGTAAAGACCTCGGGGTGTAGCTCAGCCTGGTAGAGTACTACGTTCGGGACGTAGGAGTCGGAGGTTCGAATCCTCTCACCCCGACCAGGTTTCTTAAAAAGGTCGTCGCAAGACGGCCTTTTTTGTTGTGTCTAACTCTACGGGCCCCTGCTGCTCTAGGGAAGACAATCGGCATTCTGGTGCGTCACGGCTCGTCAGCCACTCCTAAACCCCGTGTACAGCTCTTGACGGATGTCCACCAAGATGTACACCATAGAAGCACGATGCCCGGTGAAAGCGATTTCCGGCCGGATTTTTTGTGTACATCAGGAAAGGAGCCTGCTGAGATGCCCAGAGTTGCAGAGAGGATGACAGAAAAGCGCCTGCGGAGCCTGACGAAAGGTTGCTCCTGCGGCGTCGTTCCCGGCCTTGAGGTGCGCGTGCGCACTCTGGGCGACGGGAGCACGGCAAAGTACTTTTTGCTTCGTGAACGTGCGACGGGAAAGGCGTACCAGATCGGGCAATATCCGAAAGTCTCTTTGTCCGAGGCTTTCAAGACTGCGGCCGAGTGGCGCGAAAAGATTAAGGCGGGGATTGATCCGGTTGCCGAGCGAAAGGCGCTGCGCATGTCGCTTCAGGCTGAGGGGCCCGCGCCGGCCGTTCTGACCGTGCGGGAGATGGTCTACGGGTGGATTCGGTTCAATGAGGAGCGGGGGAGATGGAAGAACGCTCGCAAGCCGAAGGAGCGCGTATGGGATGGGTACTGCAACAACCACTTCTCGCCGGACTTTCTTTCGATGCCGGCGAAGGACGTGACTGCTGAGCTTCTATACGACGAGTTGGGGGAGAAGTGGCGCACCATGATCGATACGCCGGAGAGGATTCTGAGCGATATGCGTAATGCCTACGACTGGGCAATGCGGCAGGAGATGATTCCCGTAATGATGAATCCGGCCCGTGTGGCCGGAGGGAAGCTCGGCGATATGCTGTCCCTCGCTCGTCCCGAGGGCGGCCATGAGCCCGCGCTGCCGCCTAAGCGCATGCCGGCTTTCTTTGCTGAGCTGATGAAGCTCGTGCCGCGCAGTCAGTCTGCGCGCTGTCTGGCCTTCGCCATTCTCACGTCGGCCCGCAATTCAGCCGCCAGAGAGGCCACGTGGGATGAGATTCAGCAGGACGATGAGGGACAGTGGTTCCACGTCATCCCGCGCGAGCGGATGAAAATGAAGTCAGACAAGATTCCTTTTGACCGGAAAACGCCGCTCTGCGCTCCGGCGAAAAGTCTTCTGGACACCGCGCCGCGCTTTCCGGGCGAAGGCCGCAACTTCATCTTCCCCAATATCAATCAGGGAAATTTGTCTCCATTCAGCCTCGATGCCGTGCGCTCTCTGCTGAAGAGAATGCACGACAGGCAGAGGGCAATCGACGGCATAGGTTGGGTCGATCCGGAGCAAAAGGCGAAGGACGGAAAGCCGAGAATCGTCACCCTTCACGGACTGGCGCGGGCCACTTTCAACACGTGGGCGAAGGACGCGAAGGGCTATGGGCACAAGTCTTTCTCTCGCGACTTGCGTGAAAGCTGTCTCGATCACCGAAACGAATCGTATCAGTGCGCCTATGACCGCGAGCAGGCCTTGGGCGATATGAGAGAGGTCTATGACGCCTGGGGGGCCTACTACACACACGCCCAGTGAAAAAAACAAAAAAAAACCCCCGGCACACCCGCGGGGGCTTCTTCTTACGCAACATTTTCATCCTCTGTCTGAGCAAGGAGGACTGTCCCGCCTTTTATTCGATCCTTCCAGGCTGTCACCTCATCGACCTTGAATCGGGACAGACGGCCGAACTTGATGGGCTTCGGAAAGTCGGGCTCGTATTTCACCAATTTCCACACTGAGCTTTCGCCGATTTGCAGAGAGGCCGCGACGCCCTTAGCGTCGATCATGAACACCCCGATGGGGGCGGCGTCTGCCGATTCTTCTCTCTTATGCATGATCTCAACTCCTTAGCTGTTCGTTTTGCGCCATGCCCACGGCTCCTCGTCCGGGCTTGCGAGCAGGCATAGCACCGGGCCGGTAATTGGCAGGTTTGTTTCTGTCTTCGGCTCTCGCCAGATGACTCGCTCGCCGTCGCGCACGACGTACCCGATGATCGGGCTGCCGTGCATGAAGGTCAGTGCACGACGTCCTTCGAGGAAGTTGATTCCTTTGACCTCACCGTCGTCGGCGCACACGGCGTTTTCCGGGGTGACGACCCAAAGCGCCTCCGGTTCAAACTTGCAGATGCGGTGCACGTTCCGGAATGTCTCCTGGATGTTCTCGCAGAGTTCGCGCCTGGAGCACTGTGCCTCCATGTCTGCGACGACCTCGAGGGCCGCCTGCGCGGGGTCAAGCATCCACGGCTCGACGGGTTTTCCTTGTTTGATGAACTCCGCCGCGAGCTGGACGCCGCAATAGGCGATGAGCATGAGCGCCTTGACGCGCCACTCTTCACCGAAGCGCTGGGCCGCGATGTAGCCGGACTGAATGGCGAGACAGCCGTCCGGGCTGTTGCCGCGCGCCCCCCCCCCGCCCGGGAGAGCCGGGGGGGGCAGGAAGCCCGCGAGATCGAGGTCCGCGCGGTCCTTGTCGCTGAGCGGGTCCCAGCAATCGAGGACCATGGGCGGGAGCTTGAGGGCTCGCGGGCGATACTTCTTTGTCCGCTTCTTCTTAGCCTTCGCCATTTGTCGGCTCCTTGATGCTGTAGCGCTCGAGGGTGCGCATGATCTTGTAGTCGGCCTGCAGCTCAATGAACTGTTTGAAGGCGGGATGCTGAATCAAGAGTTGCTCAAGCATTACGCACGCATCCGCAAGCTCTCCGCACAGGGCGTCTTGGCGCACGACTTCGGAGCCGTCGCCCTTCCGGGCGCGAGCGTACTGGAGGAGAGCGACGGAAGCCTCGCCGAACTCTTCGGCGGCGCGGAGAAGCACGCGCTCCTCGTCAAAGTGACATGCGATGGCGTCAAGGTCTTCTTTTTGGTTATTTGTGAACTCGATCATCGTTATTCCGATAAAAAGCCCGGCATCAAGTCGGGCGCATCAATGAAAGTTAGTACCTACTCTCATTCGTGTTGCGCGATTCATTCAAGAGAAGACTGAAGAACCTGAACAACCGAATCGCGCCATTGAATTTGGAACCCTGAGTGGTTGTTGCGCTCGTAAGGTCGGTTCTCGCCGTGAGCGGAGCCTGCTTCTGTCAGTTGCCACTGCTTGCCAACTTTTTTCTGGAATCCGAGCTTTTCTAGGAGCTTGTTAACCTTGGCTGCGGCGGTTGTTGGGATGAGGCGTTTGCCGATCTCGGTCGGGTTGAGTAAGGCTGTCTCCGTTACTGGCACTGATGGAATGAGAGCGCGAAATGGGTCCGTTGGCATACCAATGTCCTTTTGGACCACCGAAAGCGCGTGCGCTGCCGCTCTTTCCTGCGGAACGTTGAACGTCTTGGCGAGCGTGTTCGCGATGAAAAAGGCAGCCTGAGCGCGCTCTATTGAGTAGGCGAGAGACTGCTGCGTTTTCTCATGCTGTGAACGAAGCTCGGTTTCCATTGCGTTAAAGGCGTTGATGTACTTGAGCTTCCATTCCATCGCTTTGCCTCCAGTAAAGCCCATAACGAGCAGACTGAAGCCGTCGCGGTTCATCAAAAACTCGGGGAACGTTTTTCCACGGGAAGAGTAGGAACTTTCGATGAAAAATTTGGCGGCGGAATTTTCCGCCGTGAGAATTTCTCGGATGGCATAAAGCACATCTTTGTGTTCTTTCCCAAAGTTGTCAGCGATCTGCCGACTGCTCACAACTACTTGGTCGTTTACGACTTCAACAATTCCATTCATGGTTTGAGTTCCATAGGTAAAAGAAAAGCCCCGGCGCTTTTCGGCGTCGAGGCTGTTGGTTAGAAATAGGTATCAGTTACGCGGCCTGATGGCTCAGCCAGTGTTTGTAGCAAGGAAGCTCCTTGACGCTGTATCCGATCTTGTCGAGAGAGGCTTCAAGGTTCAGCCAGTTGAAGTCGTGAACGGCTTCCCACATGGATGCAGCGTAGGGCGAATCGACGCTTCGGAGGAAGTCCACATAGCGCTCGAGGTTTGCGCGGTGCAGGTAGCGCCACGTGTAGACGAGAGAACGTAGTTCCTCCATGGCCGGTGATCTCCTTCATGGATGAAGATCGCCATTCGAGTGAGCATCTCTGCAAGGATCGTCCAGAGGCCGGTATCGGCAGTCTTTTTTCCTCGCACCGCAGCTTTCATTTGCAAGACACTAAATTCCGTCACCAACAGCATTGCGTACATGTATTCACGCAATGCATCAGACTGGCTTGTCTCAGCGTCTTTTGCATACTGCGTTAGGGCTCTCAACGATGAGAGGGGGTAGTTGCTACTCACTTTAAAAATCTCCGTATAGTTTCCTGCCCTACACCCTAGGAAGTCATTACGTTCGCCTCAAGACGCGGGGCGGAAAATTTGAAGCGCTCAGTCGCCTGCTGCTTGAGCGGCCTCGGCGGCCTTCATTTCTGTGAGCCACGGATCCTCTTCAGCAGGAGGAGCCGGCGGCATTCCAGTGGCCGGTGCAGCGCCGAAAAGATCGGCGGATGGATTCACGCTCTCCGGTTCATCAGATCCTGCATCAGGCTGATCGTCAGCTGCGATCTGCGTTGCTGCAACCGCCTCGGAAGAGGTGGCAGTGGTTTCAACAGTCGGAGGCGGTGCGGGGACCGCGGCTTTCTTCTTGAGCTTGTCTTTAAGTCCGGCCGCGCCTTTTTTTGCAGATGCATTTGCAGAAGTTTCCGGAGCAAACCAATCTTCGGGCGTGCTCACACCATCTCGCAGACTTCTGTAGATGTTGCGCAAGTTGACTACTTGCGCCGGAAGGATCGAGTCTATGCGGCGTTGAATACGATCTTCAAGCTGCTTTTTGGATACGCCAAACTTAGCAAAAGTCTCTACAAGACCTTTGATGCCCTCAGCCGTCATGTCAACGTTTGCTCTTTGAGTAGCTTCGCACTGACTTAGCGCCGCTTCGGTTACATCGCCTGGAATAACAGACAGGATGCATGAGCGAAGTCGACGTGCGCCTTGATTCGCAACCAGCTCGTAGATGTCTCGATTGTCAGTGAGCTGATAGCTGCCTTTTCGCGTATCACGCTTCAACGCAACCTGAAAAACCACTTCGCGTCGCGTGTTGGTTTCTACGTCCCACGCGAAAGCGGCTACCGTGGAAACGCCATCCTTTTGCGACAACTCGCGGATGCCGTATTGAATATTTCCCCAGGCTTGCGCAAGGGCTTCAGCGAGTCTGATTGAGGGGCCGCTGATAATATTGCCGCCACGGCTATAAGCGTAAGTTGCTGAATTGGCTAACGAAGGACGACTGCATGTATTGAGAATGCGATCCATAGCAACGATGGGGTTGCGTGGGTTCATGCGTGCCACCACAAGCGCCGCTTGCACCTCGGCAATCGCTCGTGCTTGATCTGTAGCAGCCAAGGGATTGTTGGCAGTAGGTGTCGATACCTCAGCGCCAGTTGCAGTGAAGGGATTCACGACGGTTTTTACCGGGATCGGCTCAACAATTTGAGTGGTCATGATTTTTAATCCTTTGCAGGGTAAATTCGGAACGCCCGAGACGGCGCAGATTCCGTCGTGCAGGCTTTGTAGACGTCAAGAAACTCTTCTTTGAGTTTCTTGGAATTGATGGTTTTGCGTGTGCTGGGAGCAGACCATGAGGCAATCGTTTTGCCGTCCCTTTTCAGCGAAACCGCATCCTGCATGAACTCCATGATTCGCAGTTGATACGTCTTTTCTTTCGCATCAAGCAGACCCTTCTGTTCTTTAATCGCGCACAATTTGGTCCACGCGTCAACGACATCCCCAGCAGTTGCTTCAACAGCTTTTTTTGCCGTCGCAACGCGGTAACGTCGAGCTGCATCTTTTGTTGAAGTCAAGTCGGGCGGAGTCCTGGACTCAACCAATGCCCAGAATTCGCTTTCACGCTCGATCAACAAAGCTTGAAGTTCTTCATCGGCTTCGATCGTATAGATCCTGAAGTCGTTTCCGCCGATCAGCACTGCGACGTCAGCAGTCTTGACGCCCGTAACAGCAAGGTAGTGCTGAACCTGCGTCATGTAGTAGTCGGGGATTTCATCTGTTCCAGGCTCACCCCAACCATCAGACTTAGACGAAGTCTTGAACTCAACCACCCGGCCGTCATCAGCGATTCCGTCAAGATTTGCGCGCATGAAAGGGTATTTCGAGCTCACAAATGCCTCTGCGGGCTTCGTAACCGTGCGCCCCGTTTTGTCTGCATATGCCTGACGAATAGGTGCTTCCAGAACACGTCCCCAGTAAAGCGCAGGGCGATCATCTTCTGCTGCGGTTTCATCTATTGGCGTCGTTTTCTCTTCCCAAACTTGGTAAGGAGTGCGCCAAGGAGACATGCCAAGAATCGCAGCAACATCGGACCCGCCGATGCCTTTTTGACGTTCTTTTAGCCAGTCAATTTGAGAAATTGATTTACTCATGGGTTAACTCACATAGTCTTCAAAGAACTTTTTGACAGCTGGATAAGTGAAGAAAAATTCTTTTTTCCCATGCTCGGATATGAGGCATACCAGTGTTTCATTACCTTCTTTCGGCATATC